AATGCAAAAACCGAAAGGCACTTGGGGCCAATTATTCTAGTGTAACACTGCTTAATATAGGGGTAGTAAATAGGCTAATTACTTGTTATGATTTGGGTAAGCCGAGAGGCACAACCCCCTTACTTAAATGACCGTTTTATTTACAGCCCGCGACCTTCTTAAAGAGATCGAGTTCGAGTTAGGCGACAAACTTACACCCGCACAACGCATAGCCGGCGGTGTTGCTATTTACGACAAGTTCGGTTTTGACTGCCGTATCGCTCCCGAAAAAATCGATGAGGCTACACAAACTATTATGACCGCTATTTTTTAACCCCCTTTTCTTATGACCGAATCTATTCAACAACAACTCGACGAAGCTAAAAAGCTTCTAGAAGAAAAAAACACCGCTTATATGCACGCCTTCGCTAGCGGTAATCTTAAAGAAATAGGCAAGCTTCGTAAAGAAGTTTACAGCCTTCAAAGACAAATAGGCCAACTTATCAAATACAAACTAAATACAGGAGTTAAGTAAATGAAAAGCACTTATACCGGCACTCTAAAAACTATCTGCGACGGAAGCAAAGTTTACGAACAACCCTACGCCCTACACGTCGGAATGTATAAAGACTCCGAATCTATGGGCCGCCGTTTTTGGCTTCAAGTTTTTAAAACCGAAGAGAACGGAGACGAATGTTTTTTTATGTCCGCTCCACTCTTCAAACACAATCAAGGTTGCGATTGGTGTAACGCCGATTGCGTCGAAGATTGGGAACTCTTAAACGAGCTTACTAACGAGCAACTCGCCGAACTTTTTGCTATACAACGTCATCTTCTTTATAGGAACGTTTTTGTAAGTAACGAAGTAATGAGCGAATTAATACTAGACGAACACAATTTTCTAGTTAGAACGGAGGCTAACTAATGAAACATTTTCTTTTATACATAGCGGTAGGCGGAATACTACTTACCGCCTTCGATTCCACTTTTACTCAAATGACGATCGCGGATTGTAACGCGGGAGTCCAAGCCGCTTGCGAGGAACTAAAAAAATGAGCTTTACTATGCCCTTTTCCGAAAATGAAACTAAACACCTTATTTTCTTACTTAACTGTGAATACAAAAGAAAAAGAGACTTAAGGGAAAAAATTACTCTTAATTTAGCTAGACCCGTTCATCATTTATTACAAGAGTTGAATCATCTTAAGGACGAAATGGCGGCTAATCAACGGCTAGTTCATAAATTAGACGACCATTTAACCGACCTTATAAGAGGTCATACTTTAGACGAACCTAACTTTCTAGGCGTCGAGGCTAACCGCCATCTTAAATTACTTACTACTAGACCCCAAAATGAAACTGACTAAATCTATTACTATAGACGCCGCTACATATCACGCGGACCCCGCTTATAGCTCGACCGATTGTAAAACTATTATCGGTAAAAGTCCTAAGATTTTTCACGCTATGAAATACGGCGAAGAAAAACTAGACCACGAACCCGCTATAAAAAAAGCTTTTAGAGTAGGCGAACTTTGTCACGCCTTTACCTTAGAACCCGATAGAGCAAAAAAAGCTTACGGAGTTTGTCTTAGTAGGGCTACTAAAGCCGGTAAGATACAAGCCGAAGAAATGGCCGCTAAAGGTATCGAACCTATTACCGACGCGGAATATGAGCTTGCTTCTAATATCGCTAACGAAGTTCACGCCCACCCTATAGCTAGAAAACTTCTATCTAAAGGTCAAGCGGAAGCAAGTTTTTGGAGAACCGACCCCGAAACCGGACTAGTTTGTAAAGCTAGGACCGACTTTATTAACGGCGATACTATAGTCGATTTAAAGACTACGGGAGAAGGAGGAGCGGAACCCGATACTTTTGTTAAAAGCGTGGCACGATATTTATATCATCTTCAAGCCGCTCACTATTTAGAAGTCGTCGGAGCTAAAAGATTTATTTTTATCGCGGTAGAGAAGGTTTATCCCTTCGCCGTTAGCGTTACCGAACTAGATAAAGACTCTCTAGATTACGGCCTATCTCTTAGACAGGACGCACTAAAACTTATTAGTCAATGCCACACCGATAGTTATTGGCGTGGATATACCGAAGAAATCACTAAAATTAGCCTACCTAAGTGGGCCTACTAAAAAAAACTATGGAATTTTCTAAAGAACAAGTCGAGTTACTAAAAGAACCTATACTCGCAAAAAACGTTAAAGAAAGAGACGGCAACCGTGACGGTACTTTTCAATTAGCTTTTGTTGAAGGCTGGCACGTTATAGCCGAAGCTAACCGGATATTTGGTTTTGACGGGTGGAATAGTGAAACTATTGAAACTACGTGCGTACAAAACGAGCCAAATTTTGTTACTTATATAGCCAAAGTTAGAATAACCGTAGGCGATGTTGTAAGAGAAGGAACCGGTGCCGGTCACGGTAATCAAAAGAGCGGAATAGGTAACAATCACGAAGCCGCTATTAAAGAAGCCGAAACCGATGCTCGTAAAAGAGCTTTTATGCAATTCGGCAACCAATTCGGATTATCTTTATATAACGGAAAAGATAAATCGTGGAAGAAAAATATAGAGAGCCAAGTCAATAAAGGGGAGGTTATAGAAACTCTTCGCGAGCAAGTAAGTGAGATAGCGGAAACTCCCCAAAATCGCTCTACTTTTTTACTAGCTAAAGTTGCCGTCGAAACCGCGCAAACTCTCGATCAACTTTTAGACCATAAAAAAAATATAGCTATACGTTTTAGAGACGGTAAGCTAACGCAAAATGAAAAATCTGAGTTAGACAACTTAGTAGCTAAGACCGGAGAAAAATTAAAATGACCGATCAAGCTTACTTATCTACTAAAGATTTATGTAAAAGATACGGTATCTGCGTCGCTACGGTTAAACGTTGGAGAACTATGACGCGACGCGGTAAACCTACCGGCCCTAAGTGGTACGAAGTTCCGCGTACCGCTTCTACTATCGGCGAACCTTACGTGCGATATGAACTACACCAAGTTTTAGCTTGGGAGGAAACTAATTCTATTGTCCCTATTCATTCTTTTTAAACATGGCTTACGAATCAAATTTTGAACCCGCTTTTCAAGTTCCCGTTAATTTTACGGTTTCAGATAATAAATACGAAAAAACTAAAGCTAAATATTCCAAAAAAATAGGTTTATTTATTCCTTTAGAAACCGTTTTAGACTTCGCGCAACACGTTATGAACGTAGCCGATAAACCCGAAAATCACGCTAAAGGTAAAGTATTTGATATGCGTACCGGAACTCGTGAAGAAGTAGACGGAATATATATCTACGGTAACGGTAACGTTAGTAAATACGATGAAGATGAATTTGGAGCTTACGGCACTATTAACCCACGAAAAGTAGAAATAGAAGAAGAAAAACCCGAAGATACAACGGAGGCTTGTCCATTTTGACTAGTAAATTACCCCCTACAGCCGAAATCTTTTTAAACCACTTAGAACTTGGTTTACAATGTTTTGACTTAAATCTTGCCGACTACGAGCCTTTTTATTTGAAACATAAAGAGTTTGGCGTCGGTTGCTCTTTTTCCCAACTTAAATTAAATGACGGCCACACTAGCGAATGTATAGCTAAAAATTCGTTGGTCGTTTCCGGTTCTGGGTTGCATTTTTCTGATCGCAAATTATTGCCTTTTAGTAACGAGCAACCCCCTACTCATTTAGCTTTATTAGTTTTATCTTCTATGGTTAAAGATTCTCCTCTTCAATTTATTTGCGAGGATTGTAACTCTTAAATGACTATTTCTATAAATACCGGACAAACTTACACTCCGACTTTTTTACAGGGTTTAGCGGAAGGTGTTTATATAAACGAAAGTTTAGATGAAAGAAGCGAAATTGAAAAACTATTCGGAATGTCTGAAGAAGAGATATTTAAAAATTTTGGAGTAAGTTTCAAAAAAAACAAAATATCTTTTCACGGACAAACTACTTATCTAATAGAAAATGATGCCGAAGCAAAAATATGGCTAATTAAAAAAGGTTTTATTAAATACGTTCGAGGAAAAGAAGTATGGAACGAGGAAGCTATCGAGGAAGGTTGGGTTAACGGTTGGACCCCGCCCGTAAAAGCTAAAGCTAAAAATAATAGAGGTAAAGGACACGTTTACTTTGTAAAAAGTAAAAATTTTCATAAAATAGGCTCTAGTTCCGCCGCTCAAATCCAACGTCGTATAAAGTATCAAAAACCGATGGAGATACTAGCGGTTAGTCCTAAAATAGAAGATTATCGCAAACTAGAAAAAGAATTACATCATCATTTCGCCGACAAAAGAGTATTGAAATATGAAGTGTTTGAAAACTTAAATGAAGCCGATATAGAATATATTATGAATAAACTAGGAAACAAGATAGCCGTAAAAATATGAGTAAAGATACCACGCCCTATGGTTTTAAATTACAAAAACTAAAAGAACTTAGGCGTAAAAAACTTGAAAGAGATTTATTAGAAATTCATTTAAAAGGTTGCGATCATCTCGTAGTAATAGATGAATTTAATAAAGCTAGTATCGTTGCTAAAGATGGAACTTGGATAATCGAACATATTAGAACCGCGATTATAAAATATAATATAGAAATCGAAAAAACTTTTAATATGGAAGTTAGAGATTTTAGCGATAAAGAAATTATGGAATACGAAAAAATTTACGAATAGACCGAAATCTTGCTTTTTTAGTTTCAAAAACGGCGTTTAAAGCTTCTAATTCTACTAAACGACCTAACATAGAGGCTAAAAAAACGTCTTGCTTCATTTGATGTCGGACTAAATGAGTGCAATATCTTTTAATAGAATCTACGTCGTCGCTAGCCATAATTTCCCTACATCGTAACTCTACCGATAGCTCTAACTCCGCCGGAGCGGGTTCTATATCGATATTTAAAAATTTAGTTACTTTCATTTATCGGGAAATAATTGTTTTTCTAATATATCGACCGCTTTATCGTCCAATTTATTTGTCGTTTGAGTAGCTATCGTCCGCAATAGGTCCACGACCAATCGTTTTACTGCCGTCGTAGTAAAGAACCTTAGTAAAATCGGCTTTAAAATTTTAAGCATAATTTTTTGTGTTACTTTCCTAACTTATCAAAGAATGTTAAATTTGGCATATACTACCCTAAAGCGGTGGTCATCTCGTCTTTTTTTCTGGGTAGTATTTTTTTTATGGAAGATCAAGAAAAGGAAGGTAATGGTCTTATAGCCAATTGCGTTCAAATTATTATTCTTTTTTGGAGTTTAGGGGTCATTTCTTGGTCTTACTTTAATCCAAACCCTACGAGGCAAATCGATACAACTTTTGCTGCCGGACTTTTATCGGCGGTAAGTGCCCAATTTGGATTGAACGTGAAAAAAGGCAATGACAAAAAGAAACTAAATGATAATGTTAAGATAGTAGATAATAAAAACTCTAAAGTTGGCATCAAATGAAAAAGCTTTTTTTATTAGGTTTATTTTTAGTTGCGCCCTGTTATGCAAACGGAGTACCTAGTTGGACCACCGGTTCTAGCAATAGAACTGAAAATACTACTCAAACCATAACTCGATCTATAGTTACGGAAAAATATGGGTCAGCATTAAACACTTGGGAAGCTACAAATATAACTGTAACTTCAGATACGAGTGGAGGAATAACGGCTACAGATGCGGTATTTACTCCGACAGATAGTACTGCTGAGTGGACCTTAAGCACTACTACTAGGGCTGCTAGTGCATTAACAGAACAAATTACACAGAATGACACGATTAATACAACGTCTGTTATTACTAGCTTGTCTGTGTTTAGTCAGTAAAGTAAAAGCGGAAGGCGATACAAACGTACAGGCTCAGCCCAACGCGATAGGTAACTCAAGTATTATCAATCAAAATATGAATGTTAATAATGGAGCTACCGGTAAATTACAATTTGGAAATTTAGTTTGTAGCCAACCTACTATGGCATTTACTCCTTTTTATACGGGTAATGATGCTG